TTGGGAGTCGATAGCCCGCTTCCTTGCTGTGTCAAACGTCTCCCATTTGGCGAAGCCTAGTGTCTCCATGAGTTGCGAATTAAAAAACCGAACAGGCCCTCGGTATCGTGCCGCGTCTTCGGTGTGCAGCACAACGGCGACCAAGCAAAAAGCGTCCCGCCCCATGTCCGCCGCCGCACTTGATTTGTGCATCTTGCGGAAGGCCTTGTGCGCGAAAAACTTATCTCGCTTTGGGTAGTCGATCTGTGGAGGATCGGTCATTACTTCACCAAAAAAACACCGCTGCCCGGATGCTTGACCGGCAATCGCAGAACGCGAATGAATCCGGGCAGCGGCTTGGTTCGTAGGCCGGTCAAGCCTATTTCGTACACTATAGCAATTTGTCAACCTGTTGACAACTAAAAAACGTCGTCGGCTTCGATCGCGTCATCGAACGGCAGCATCGGGACGTTTTTCTTCTCTTCTTGCGATCGCAGAAAATTGCAACCATGCTGCCAATACGATTCTTTCAATTCGACTCCAACAAACTTGCGGCCGCACCTAAGCGACCCGACACCTTCGCTGCCAACTCCACCGAAAGGCGAAAACACGACGTCGCCCGGAAGCGTCCAAAGGTCAACGGCACGCTCTATCAACCCAAGCTGTAGCGGGCAAATGTGCTTCTCATCGTTTTCCGTTGTCGCCAGTTTGAAGTTTAACACGTCCGTTTGATTGATGTCCCACCAAACCGGTTCAGCGTATCGCCGCCAAATATCGATCGACGGATCGGCCGCGTTTTTTTTGCGTGAAAACGGCGACGGGTGACTATCGTTTGAGCTTCCAGCCTCACCGATGTATCGCGCGAATCCTTTTGGCCTGACGATAGGCTTGTCGCTCATCAAGCCGCTTCCTTCGCTTGGTGGCTTGCGGAAGACGATCAGGTAATCCGCCATACCTTGCCGCACCTGCGACGTATCACGCCTAACAGTCTTGTGCAAGAGCCCGTTGTTGTTGGTCCGCTCCCGCTCTGTGACAGGGCATTTCCATATCGTTACCCGCGAATGAAAGACCCATCCAGCGGCCTCGAATTCCTGAATGCAAGCCCCAGGAAAGTCGATAAGCCCCGTCGTGCCGTAGACGTTCGCATATCTCGGTAAGTCCTTGCAATGGACCGCACAAAGGCGGCCCGGAACCGTCAGCCGATAAAGTTCTTTGATTGCGAAAGCGTAGTGCCGGAAGAACTCTTCATCGTTTGCAGCGTTGCCCATGTCGTTTTCCGAATCGCTGTAGATGTACAGTGAAGAAAACGGCGGCGAGTGAATGCAAAAGTCGATCGAGTTATCGGGAAGGTCTCGCATAAGATCAACGCAATCGCCGTTGTAAAACGTCCAGTCCGCTCCGTGTTGTTCGTTCATGCAACCCATTTCAAACACCTGCCTTTGATTTAAGAAAACTAGGAATCGTCGGAACCGCCGACGCTGATAAACCGACTCGCATCAACTCGACTTGATTGCCAAGTCCGAATTGCCTCACAACTTCCGCCATCGACGCTTGCATCAAACCATGATCGGCACCCTTTCGGGCAATGCTCTTTTCGATGTTCGCATCCGCGTCGCTGCCGATGATATGAACCTTCACCGGCCGCGTCTGCCCAAATCGCCACGACCGCCTTACCGCTTGGTAATACTCTTCAAACGAAAACGAGAGCGACGCAAAGACTTGCGTATTGCAAATTTGAAAGTTGAGCCCGACGCCAGCGATAGACGGCTTAGTCACCAGCACCGGAAACTGCCCTTCGGCAAAGCCTAAGAGTAGATCCTGCTTTTTCTTTTCCGGCATCGACCCGCGAACCTCAACGGCTCCGTCGACATGCTTCATCAACTCCGAAGATTCGTAGTCGGTGTAACACCAAACGATTGCCGGCCGCTCTGACTCACGCACAATCTCCGCAACTCGCTTAGCTCGCTCGGTGTTGGTCCGCCGCTTTTCTTCGTGGATGTTCGTCGCCGAAATTCCTTCGACGTCGAATAGAAAGCCATCGGCGACGCCATCATATGCAACGCTCACAATATGTCGCTCAACGGTGAGCGGTGGCAAGATGTAGCCGTCGTCGCTACCCCCAAGATCGGACGGACGCGAAAGACAAACCGCCCACGATGTGACCCATCGCCAAAAGTCCTTTTGAGCGTGTTTCTTCAAGCGGTAGCCGCCTGCCTTCATCGTGTCGTTAATGAACCAACGCGAAAGCATTTCGTTCGACGGCATGACCCCAAGAAAATCGGCGTGGTTGCCTAGCTCTTTGTGGTCATTGGGTGCCGGTGTCGCTGTACATGCCAAGCGGTATGGCGTTTCGCGATATGAGTCGATTAGCTCCTGCTTGATCTTCCCAGTAAAGTTTTTGAGGATCTGCGATTCGTCAAGCACAACACCTGACCAAATCGAAGCGTCAAACTTGTGAAGCTTTTCGTAATTGATGAGGTTAATGCCCTCGACAATTTCGCTTTGCTCATCGACCACCGCAACGGTCGTTTCGATGCCAAACTTTTCGGCCTCTCGTTTTGTTTGGGCTCGAATGCCAACTGGCGTATGAATTACAACCGGCCGCTTCGATCGTTTGCAAACCGCATCCGCCCACGCTAGTTGCTGTATCGTCTTTCCTAGTCCGGTATCCTCAAACAAAGCCGCCCTGCCACGCTGTAGCGACCATTGGACGCATTTAGCCTGCCAGCCCTTGAGAGCTTTTGGAAGCTCGCTAACCGCAACCTCAAAGCCTAGCGGCCTTGCCGATCGCACCTTCGATCGAATGAATTCTTCGTAATCCATAAAAACACCAAAAAGCCACCGGCGGCGCGGCGTAGCGGGCCATCCCAAATGGGGAACAGAGGCACCGCCGGTGGTTGTGTTGTTGGTTGTAGCCCGCTACGGCTTGTCAAATCTTAACGCACTGTCAACCGTTGACAACTGCCAAATCCTCTACCGACTCAAAACCGCAAAGAAAACGCATCCAATCGACTTCCCGATTGGATAGGTCAAACCATTCGCCGCGCACCCGCTTATCTGAAAAAATGCGATGCAAACGAGTCTCGACGTTTTTATGTGCTTGCTTTGTCGCAATCAGTCGCAGCCTTGGATCTTCCGCTTGAAGCGTCTTTTCCCTTGCTTGTGGCGAATACGAAAATCCTATTTTAGTTAGTCCGTTTGTGTGCCTCATCAAATAGACGTATGGAGTTCGCCTATCTGTTCCGCATTGGCTTCTATCAAGTTGGCTAGAAAAATAATCGACCTTTGGTTTTAGCGTTATGTTTTGCTTGACGATCTGCCGCCGAAGTTCCGAAATCGTTTGGCATGCTTCGTCAATCGCGTTGCCAAACTGCTCGACAGCAAACTCAAAAATCCTGGCCTGATTGTTTGTCATGCTAAATTGCTCGCGACTATCGAAATCGATCATCGCTTTGACAATCTCGTGCACTCCGCAATATGGGCCGCTCTTGTATCGCCATCTCCTGTCAAGCCTCCAGAATTTTCGATCTCCAACGGTGACGACTACGCTGTGGTAATCGTCGCCGAAATCTACACGCAAATCGTTCTTGATTAGCCTTGTCAGGTCTTCCGGCAGTTCGCTCATAGTCCCCTCGTCTCCCGCATCTGCCTCTCGATCTCATCGGTAAGCCTTCCGTAGGCTTGCCGCGTCGCCCGTGCCGCTTGATACTCCGCGACCCGCCGCGACAATCCGCCGTCGTGCTCGGCAATGGCGGCACGCTCGGCGAAGTGCTCGGTGATGTCATCGTCGGTCGGCATTACTTAACCTCACGCTTCGTTGGTCCGTGTTGTTGTAAAATCTTCGCTCGTGCTTTTAGTAGCCCGATCGTTCGTTCGCCGCGTTCTCTCGCTCGCTCCGGTTCGCACCATCGGCAAAGCCATTCACCTTCGAGCGTTTCGGTAGTCATGTACGATCCGCAATTGCAAAGCGGTATCGCGTCCATCGCTTCCGGCCCTATGGTGAAGAACCGGAAGCCCGGCGGCGGCTCCATCGGCTTGACGATCACCGCCGCCGGTTTGTCAGGGTCTCGCTTAGGTCGCATCAGAATGGCGTGTCCGCAATCATGTTAACCGGCTTACCGTCAGCATCGACCGCCGATGCAAGATCCTTGAACTCTGGCGACTTCCTTATCTCCTCCTTCCACTTGTTCGGAAGCGATTCGAAAACCAACGGATCAAACTCGTCAGGCTCAAGGCTAAAATATATGTGAGGTTCGCTCGTCGCTGGTGCTTTCATTCCTTTGGGCAACCTTGCGACCGTCTGGACGTTGGCGTAGACCTTCCCGTCTTTTGGCTCTGAATGCAAAATATTGAGCATGCAACCCACTGACAAAATCCGTCTAATTTCCCAAGTTCCAAGCTCTTCTTCGGTAAATTTTTGGCCTCGCCATGATTCAAGGTCTTTTCTAAAGCTTGCTTTCTCACTCATTGAAACCGTGTAGGTTTTTGTAATCCTAAACGGCTTTCCGTCTGACTGTGCTTCGTCAATTATTTCCCACACAACCCGAAGCTTTCGCCTTAATCCGACCGGCTTGTTTTCAAACGTTTCTTCGTGGCGTCCAAGATCAACTACGGCACAACATACCGCAACGTGATTGCCCTCCGGGCATCGCTCGTAATTTGACGATTCGTTTTTTGGTACAACTAGGGGCATCTGTAAACCTTCTGTAAAGTGTTGAAATAACGCCGCTGCATTGGCGGCAAAGGCCGTGCGGGACTCGCACCCGCGACGCTATTCGGCCTATCGGTTTTCCTGGTAGTGCTTTGCCATGTTTCTCGCGTCGTGCTGGTTGCTGCAACTGCTGAACAACTCCCAGCGGCCCGTTCCGTCGATGTCGATTAGCACGTCTCGGCCGCTGTCTTGAAATTGTGCCAACTGGTAACTAAGAACAATCCAGCCTTTGTGCACTTCGTCAAAAACCTCTGTCCACGTTAGTCCCGCGATGTAATCGGCTTCGCGGTCCGCTTGTGCAGCGGTCGTGTATTCGTCGGAATAAATTACGCTGTTGCTGTCTAGTCGGCTTGCAACTCGATAACGTCGCGGCTTCATTTTTTCTCCCTCCTCGGGTCTGTCGGCAACTTCCGCCGCGGCTCTGTTGTTTTTTCAAGTTCGTCTATCGCGCCTAAAACGCAACCGTAGGCAATTTTTCCGTTGGGATTGTCTGCCTGCGACTTCCAGTCCGCAACAATCTTCCGAAGCGTCTCCCACCGCCGCTCAAGCGGTTCCGTCGCTTCCTGCACCTTGTGGTCGATCAGCTTTTGCAATTGTTCGTCAGTCATGCTTCACCTGCGTCCTTATCTTTCCAAACTGACTCTTGATGGCTCCAGGGCTTCGCAAAAAGTACTTGCCAAGCTCGATGCAAATTGCCTTTCGTTTCTTTGGCGTCGCCGAATACCATTCTTCAAAACGATCGCACAAAATTTGAAGCTCTGCATTAAGCCACGGCACGCCGCTGGTCTTAACTACTTGCTTTTTTTCCGCTACCGCTGGCGGTTGCGGTTGCGGCGAGTATGACACAAGATCAATCACTTGCCTTAGGAGCGTCGCCTGAATATGCGAAATGTTTGAAGTGGTTAGCTCGGAAATGATTTGCCGCAATTGTTCGTCAGTCATTTTTCACCTCGATTTTTTCGGCCTGCCGTTCGGCTTCTTTGACAAAATCCTGAACCGATTCAATTAGCGATCGTGCCGAACTAAGCGACAATCCGATTCGGTAATCTTCGAAAGCCGCGGCCGAAACAACGCCACCTCCAACGGCTTGGAGTCGCTTTTCGGAGACACTGATCACCAGTTCAATCACTGGCTCAATTTCGGATTCCTCTTCGGTCAATCCGAAAAACACGTTGCCGCTTGTTGCTCTGATAAATTTCATTCCGCCACCTCTTTGACAAACTGCCCGTCGATCATTCGGCCCTTGCGGTCTTTGATTTCGTCAAATGCCGTTGACATGCAATGCCGCAAAGACAAATCAAGCTTTTCGCAAATGACCGTCAGCACGACGACCATATCGCCGATCGCGTCTTGAGTTTCCTTGCTGTCGTGCTTTGCGATCGCGTCGCGCAGCTCTTGCATCTCTTCGGCAAGCTTGCCTAGTTGCCCATCGATTGTAGATCCGTCGATTAGGTTGCGTTCCGTCGCCCAGCCCCATATGGCGTCCTGCCATAGCTCGATTGAATCAAATTGCCTCATCATTTACCTCGTTAAGTTTAAAACCGGCAGGGCGTGGAATGCCGCCTTTTTGCTCGATCCAATCTCGCTAGCCGGTGTCGTTGAATCATTGCCCCAACGCCTGCGGAACGTACCGCAAGAGAACAAAGAAAAACACGGCCAGCCAAAAACCGGCCACGATAATGAAGTCTGCTTGGTGCCTCATGCTTCCACCTCCTGAGCTTCAAGCGTGTACGTAAACGTCTTGTGCTTACCGCCATGAACGGCACAGCAGAAAAAGCCAACCGCGAAAAGGAAGTCGACTTGCTCCGCTGTTGGTGCAGGCACGTGTGCGATCAGAAATTTTCGATCCGCCCTAAGCCTCTGCCGACACCACGCCACCGCGGCTCGGCCGATGCCCTTGCGTCGAAATGCCGGATCGATCACCAGCCGCACGATTCTTGCGTCTCGTGACGATAGTTGCACAATCAACAGCCCGACCGTGTGCCCGTCAAAGTCGATCGCTTTGCAATGTCGACCCGAGACTGCGGTTAGCTTTTTAAGCCCCATCGGCGTGATCGGGTCGAACGATTCGTGTATCGCGCACAATCGCCGAAGGTCGTCGTTAGTTGCTGTTCTTATCTCGATCACTTTTTACTCCGTCGAGCTTTAAGTTTTTTTGCTAGTAATTTCTTGCGATCGGCAAGTGGCATTGCTTCCGGCTGAATGACCGGAAGGTAAACCTTTTTCGACCACGATAACTTTTGATGCGTCTCAATTTTTTTTGTACCGCGAATCGCCAGCATTGCCGACAACATCATTAAACCACGATCGATCACGGCAAATCTCCTTGATCGCTGTCGTGGTACTTAGCCGCGTCGCGGTTAGCCGCTATGGCGATGTAAACAATCAGCAATGCCAACACAATACCTTCGGCCGCTAGGCATGTTGCAAAGCCGATCCAAAAAAATACGTTCACCTTGTCACCTCCACTTCGTCCAGTAAAAACCGTACCGCACAGCTAATTTCGTCCGCCGCTTCGTCTAGCAAGGATCGCACCGCATTTTCAATCTGTCGCTCGTATGCTTCGCGGCAATCATCGCAGACGTCGCGGCCGCCTGCGGTTGTGGTGGCCGCATCGCGGCAGTAGTGGCAGTGGCTCATGCTTTCACCTTCTGAGCCTTGGCGACGAATTTTTCGAACTGCTTGCGGGTGCAATAAGCGTAGACGACCACGCATTCCCGCATGTGGTGGTCACGCATCTGTGCGTTATTGCGTCGATCGTGCCATATGTATTCCATCACGTGGTAATCGATCATTTTTTTGGTTGTTACGCACATAGTTTCGTTCCTGTCTGAGGTGTGTGTGAAATCCGGAGCCCATCCCGGATTGGGGCTTGTCAGTAGGTTAGGCAAAAAACTTGCTCGGCTTGTCCATATCCGTCACAACGTCGGAATCCATCCACTTATCAAACGCTTCCGGGTCGCGAGACTCAAGCTCATCCATGATCGCACCGCGTACCGTTGGGATAGCCGCATCTTTGTTGCCGTTTGTTAGTTCGAACGCTTCGCAAAGCATCGCGGTTGTCATCGATCCGACAAGGCTGTTCATCTTGATTTGTGCGGTTGTCATTTTTGTTTCTCGCTTGCTGGGGTTTGTTATCGTTGTCCGACTCCAAGATCATAATCTTTGTATCGACAAAACAAAAGCCCAACTTGGCAATTTTTCGGGAATTATTTCCACCCCGTGAAATCGTTGACAAAACTCACTTTCGCGGCCGTCCTGGTCGCGAATTAACCGCCGCCGCCGCTTTTGCCGCTTCGCTGCGGCTGATCAGAATTGCCTGTCCGGATCGCTCGCCAGAGATTCCAGCGACGCGAAGGCCACGCCAAAGGGTTTTCGCGTGTAGGCCGAGTCGGCGAGCGTGAGCGGAGATGGATGCTTTAGTGCTCATGGTAAAATTGAATTGTGCCGGATTGTCCGGCCGTCCGGTTATTCGGCCGCGTCCTTTCAG